ATAATCTTTAAACAAAACCCCTCGCAAGAGGGGTCTAGTTTTTTTCTATTGTTATTAGTAGTAAAATAGAGGAGACTCTAGTTACCCAGAATATCCGTAAATAAGTATAGTAGACTAAGGTAATAATGGGTAGTCGAGATATATTAGAAGAGACAGAGTTAACTAAAGAAAAAACTTTTAACATAGACTTTCCACCTCTTCATGAACCACAACAAGAAGTAAGAGACAGTGATGCACGTTGGAAAATATTATGTGCTGGTCGTCGTTTCGGTAAATCGAGGCTTGGTGTGCAATTATGCATGGAAAAAGCTTTAGCAGGTGGTAGAGTTTGGTGGGTTGCACCTACATTCGCAATAGCTAGAGTTGGTTGGCGTGATGTTGTAGCAGCAGCAAGTGTTTTTCCAAAAGATGCTGGTGTAGATGTAAAAGTCGGTGATATGACTGTACATTTCCCCGGTGGTGGCTCAATTTCAGTAAAATCAGCAGATAATCCTCAACGTCTTCGTGGTGAAGGTTTACACTTTTTAGTTATGGATGAGGCTGCTTTCGTAAGAGAAGAAACTTGGACAGAAGTACTTCGTCCTACTCTTACAGAAAACAAAGGTTCTGCATTATTCATCAGTACTCCTATAGGAATGGACAATTGGTTTTATAAATTATGGGAAAAAGCAGAAAAAGCAGAAGATTGGGCTAGATTTCAATATCCAACTACTGCAAATCCTATGATTGACCCAGCAGAAGTTGAGTCAGCAAGAGAAGATTTAGGTGAATTAGTTTTTGCACAAGAGTATTTAGCTGACTTTATCTCTGAAGGTGCTCAAGTATTTAAAAGTGATTGGTTTAATTATTACAAAGAAGGTGTAGGAACGGTATGGGCGGATGGTAAAAAATACGACATAAACAATGATTTAGTTAAATACGCTACTGTTGACTTAGCTGTTTCCACAAGAGAATCTGCTGACTATACAGTTATAGGTGTATTTGGTCACAATATTGAAGATGATAAACTATTTTTACTAGACATGTTTAGAGATAGAATAGAAGCACCGGACATCGTACCTCAAATAAAAAGGATGGTTGGAATACATAATCTAGAATGGGTAGGAATTGAGCGCGCTGGTTACCAATTAGCAATAGTTCAGTTTGCTAGAAGAGAAGGATTAAGAATCAAAGAACTAAGAGCTGATAAAGACAAGCGTTCACGAGCACTTCCTTTGTCTGCTAAGATGGAAAGAGGACAAGTATACTTTCCAAAAGATAAAGACTGGATTCTCCAAGTAGAGAGAGAGTTGCTAACTTTTCCAGTAGGAGAGCACGACGATATAGTTGATGTATTGGCGTACGCTTGTTTACAAAGTGCAACAAAGAGAAAATGGGAAGCTTACTAAATGGCTGAAGATAAAAGTTTTTTTAAGCGAGCAGCAGAATATTTGCAAGCTCCACCAGATAGGTTAATTGTTAAAAGAGGACCTCTTGATAAATATGAACAAGTTCAAGGTTCTATTTGGGGTCACAATACCTCTTCTGGTTACTTTCCGCAAAAATTAATAGACGAATTAGGTGATGGACTTGGTAATTCAGCTGTAGTCGCATGTCTTAACGTTCTTGCAACTTCTTTTGCAGAACCAATGTTAAAAGTTTATAAAAAAACAGACCAAGGTAAATCAGAAGTCGTTAATCATCCGTTAGAAGTTTTGATGCAAAGACCAAATGAGTTTATCTCTGGAAATATTCTTGCTCACTATATAGTTACTTCATTATCTGCACACGGTGATGCTTTCTTATTAAAAGTCAAAGACGGTCAAGGTAATGTTGTTCAGCTTGTCCCATTAATGCCTTCTTTTGTAAAAGTAAGAGGTAATGAAAAAGAATTAATTACACATTATGAATATCACGCTGTTCAAAAAAGCAACCAATTAAATTCAGACTATATAGAAATACCAAGAGAAAACATGGTTCATGTACGTCAAGGTATGGACCCAGACGACCATCGTAGAGGTTTCGCACCACTACGCTCAGTTATGAGAGAACTAGCTGGTGATGAAGCAGCTGGACAATTCTCCGTAGCTTTATTACATAACATGGCTGTTCCGGGAGTTATTTTAAGTCCTAAAGACGACGCAATGGGTGGACCAAGTAGAGAAGAAGCTGAAGCAATTGCTCAATCTTTCAAATCAAAATTCTCTGGTGCCAATAGAGGAGCACCAATGATTATGACTGGCTCTATGGATGTAGACGTAGTTTCGTTTACACCAGAACAAATGAATCTTAAACAATTAAGAAGATTGCCAGAAGAGAGAGTTTCTTCTGTACTTGGAGTCCCAGCGATTCTCGCCGGTCTCGGAGCTGGATTAGACGCAGCCACGTATAACAATACTAAGGAATTAAGAGAGTTTTTCACAGAACAAAAAATGATTCCTATGTGGAGTGCAGTTGCTCAAGAAATTTCACATCAATTATTACATGATAATTTTGAAAAAGATAATTACGAATATTTTTGTGCTTTTGACTTAGACCAAGTTAGAGCATTAGCAAGCGATAAAAAAGACCAAGTATTAACAATGAACTCTGGTGTACAGGGTGGCTTTGTTACTGTTGGTGAAGCTAGAAGAAGTTTAGGTTTAGACACAGACAATAGTCACGACGTATACCTAAGACCATTAAATATGATTGCAGTGGCAGAAGGTGATACCGGGATTATGAACTCAGTAGATGAGGTGCCCGTCCCTTCTGCACCTGCTATAGAGGAAGATGATGAAAAAGATACTTTAAACACATCTCGATTTCAACCAGAAGTTCGTAGAAGTAAAAGAACTATTGGTAAAAGAAAACCTACAAAAAAGACAGTAGCTATCGATGTTCATATGGAATTTACTGCGTCAGAATCTGCATTTTTTCCTATTGAATTGAAAGCTGCTCCAATATCAGCTAAGGTTAAAAAAGTATTACAAAAGAAAGTTGCAGACCACAATGCCAAAGACCCAAAGTATAGAGCAAGTTATGGAATGCTTTCAGCTGTCTTCAGACGAGGTGTCGGTGCCTATAGAACTAACCCAGCTTCAGTGCGAGGTAATGTTTCTTCAGCAACCCAATGGGGCGTAGCTAGAGTTAACGCATTCCTTAAGGGACTAAAAGGTAAATTCCCAAGAACAGCTTTTGACCAAGACTTACTTCCAAGTGGTCATCCATTAAGTTCAAAAAAATCAGCTAAAGCTGCATCAGTAAAAACTGGTGACACGGTTAGCTGGTCAATCAATAAAGACCCAGACCCACCTTCAACAGTGCATGGCGTAGTTACTTCTGTCAACAGTGAAAAGAAAGAAGCAACTATGATGGTTTGGGCAATTATGGAAGATGGCTCTCATCAGAAAACTGATAGAAGTGTTACCCAACTAATTTCTAAATTAAAAAAGATTAAAGATTGGCGTAAAGAGTCTAAAGCTCCAAAAGATTTAACAAACTTTCCTAGCTCTGGAGATAATCAGAAAATTAGTTTAAGCAACTCTAAATTTAAACAATTTCCAGATAAAGCTTATATAGATAACTTAAAAAAGAATTACCCGAAAATATGGAGAAGAGCTGGTACCGGTGGTAACCCTCCTACTTCATTCACAGGTAATGATGCCTACAGAAACTGGACAAAGTATAAGGCAGGAGATAGAAGTTCTTCAGTCCTTAGCTGGGTAAAAAGACGAGAACGTTTTATGTCTCGTCATCAAGGAAACATTCGCTTAAATGGAATTATTGCTGTCATGAAATGGGGTGGCGTAACTAAATCTGGCGTATCTGCAATGAAAAAAATTGTCAATGAACAGAAAAAAAAGGAAGATGAGCGACGTAAGAAGGCTATAGACCTAATTACAGAGAACACTGACGATTTGACAGATTAGAATAGTATATGATATATGAAAGGTGTATATTAAAGCGAGTGAGATATGGAAAATAACAAATTTAACAAATCAATAGAGTTTAAAACTACTGATGACGAAAAGGGAAGTGTAGAAGCTGTATTTTCAGTTTTTAACAATGTCGACACAGACGGCGATGTTGTTCTTCCGGGTTCAATAAAGTCTGGATTCAAAGATAACCAAGTCCCTATGGTGTTTGCACACAAATGGGACCAGCCAATTGGAAAAGGTGTCATAACTTCAGATGACAGTAAAGCTAAATTCACAGGAAGTTTCTTTATGGAAACTGAGGCTGGTAGGGAAGCTTATAATCTAGCAAAAGAAATGGGCGACCTACAAGAATGGTCATTCGGTTTCCGAATAAATGACTATGAATCCGGTAAGTTTAAAAAAGATGGCACAGAAGATGAAATTGATGTGCGTTTCTTAAAAGATTTAGAAGTCTTTGAAGTTAGCCCAGTACTCGTGGGTGCTAACAGACAGACTTACACACTCGCTATTAAATCTGGCGAAGAGGCTGTTTACGAATCAGATAATATTGATGAAGAAAAAGCAGCTAATAATGAAGATGTTTTTGACAACCAAGAAGATGCTCAAAAAAGAGCAGAAGAGCTAGGTTGTTCCGGAACTCATATTCATGAAGTGGATGGCAAAGAAGTTTATATGCCATGTTCTACTCATGATTCTTATGAGGAAATGATTGCTAACAACTCCAAAGGTGGAGAAGAGTCAGAAGGTAGTTCTTCTTGCAACTGTAACTGTGAAAAACATGCAGATGTACAAGAAGAAGTCAAGTATGACAAGTGCTCTTATGGAGATGATGGCAAGTGTGCCAAAGATATGGCAAAAGGTTTAGAGATTTCAGATGACGATTCCAGCATGACAGGAAAACGTTTTTCTGACGAGGTCAAAGATGTGCTTGCAGCATTAGAAAGCCTCATAGTAAGAGCGAAAGCAATTTCAGTCTTACGTGAAAAAGATGGAAGAGTAATATCGGAGAATGCTAGTTCTGCTCTTAGAGCAGTTCAAGAGGACTTAAATGACGCTTGGACAGAAATAGATTCTATTTTAGATGATGTTTCTGAGACTGAGGAAACTCCTGCTGAAGAAGAAACTCCAGTAATGGAAGCTCCTGTTGAAGAAATTCAAGAGGACGTAGAAGTTGCTGAAGCCGAAGCTGAAGTAGAAGTTGTCGAAGTTGAAGAAACCGTTGAAGATGATTCTGATTCTGAGACCGAAGAGTCTGAAGTTGAAGTCGAAACTGAAGCTCCTTCTTTAGAAGAAGTTGATGATGAGATAGACGCTTTATTCGCAGAGGGACAAGCATTAATTGCAGATTCTCTTGTAATAGAACTAGACGACGAAGTATAAGTATAAATTTATTTTGGAGATAAAAAAAATGACAAATAATAAAGATAACATTTCCAAGGTAAGGGCTGAGTTAAAAGAGGCTTTTGATTCTGCAACTGATGGTAAATATACCGCAGAAGCAAAAGAAAAAATCAAAGGTCTTAACACTGAGCTTGCTGGTCTTATTGACGCAGATAACTTAGAGCGTACCAAAGCTAAAAATGAAAAAGCTATGGAGCAAGAAGTTTATGCATCAGAAGAACCACAAGCTGGTCCGTCTACTGTAGGTCAAGCATTCGTTAATTCTGATGCTTATAAAGGCTATACAGAAGATGGAGTTAAAGGTGTAGACTCAACAGTAAAGTTCTCACCAGCATATGGTGAAAAGGCAACATTAGGTGCCGGACTTTCTGCATCCTTTCCTCCGGAAACATTAAGACAACCGGGAATCTTAGAAAAAGCTCTTAGAGACCCAGATGCCGTCATTGGTCTATTCGACCAAATTGAAACAAGCCAAAATTCATTTGCATACATGGAAGAAACTACTTTCACTAATGCTGCTGCTGAACAAGCTGAAGAAGCTACAACAGCAGAAGCAGCACTTGACTTCACAGAACAAACTGCACCAATCCGTAAGGTTGGCGTTTTCTTGCCTGTGACAGAAGAGTTATTAGCAGATGTAAATGGAATTCAAGGTTATGTCAACTCAAGACTAGGCACAATGATGAAACTACGTTTGGACAACCAACTCCTTTCCGGAGACGGTACTGCACCAAACATGGAAGGTATATTAACAAAATCTGGTATATCCGGATACAATAATAGCAACTATGCAGGAGAACTTGGTAAGGTTGGACAAATCTACCAAGCAATTACAGACATTAGGCAAAACGCTTTCGTTGAGCCCGATGCTATAATCATGCATCCATCAGACTGGTATGACATCGTAACATCTGTTACTGATGTCGCTACTACAACATCTGGTGCTGCCGCTAAGAATCCACTATTTGTGGTTGCTGGTGGCTTTGGTACCGATGTAACTCCAAGAATTTGGGGATTACCAGTTGTAGCTTCCACAGCAATTTCAGCAGGTACAGTACTTGTTGGTAAATTCGGTGGTGGCGAAGCAGCTCACGTTGTGATGCGACAAGGTCTCGACCTTGCAGTATCAGACTCACATAGCGACTTTTTCCTCAAAGGAAAACTAGCTATCAGAGCGACAATGAGAGTCGGTCTTGCTGTTTACAGACA